TACCTAGAAGTACGCAATAAACATCTAAACGGTTTACCTGCTTGTCCGTTCGCGAGAAAGTCTTGGGCGCAAAATAAAGTGGATATACAAATACGGAACACGGACCAAGGATATACCAGAGACCTACACAAGCATGTCAAGAAGCTAGACTTTGACAAAAAAGAATTGTTAATATTCTGTGACGTCAACTATAAGCAGTACAGCCTTAACAAGTTTCAAAGCATCGTTGATAATTTTAACGGTCGTTATAATAAAAAGGACATATACTTTATGGGATTTCACCCATACAACCCACCAAACAAAGAAGAGCAAGAGTTTCTATTAGATCCTACAGGTGATACGTCGGACTTACCAGAATCAAAGATACAGTTTTCGATGATGCTGATACAAAAGTTCTCGCAATTATATGAAGCTTCTGATAGATTACACCGTATGGGTTACTATAACGAGTGGCCTACGGATTACTACCATGAGGTAGTGTCGTCTAGACAACAAAAATATAAAAAGCTTTTTAAAGGAGGCAAACATGCCGGGAACTAAAAACAAAATGATGGACAGAAGAATGGACATGATGCGCGGTGGTGGAATGACCATGAAACGTGGCGGAATGGCTAAGAAAAAAACTGTCAAGAAAAAAACTAAAAAGAAAGCTAAAAAAAGATAGCTAACTTAGAGCCATCTCTTTTTAGGGGTGGCTTTATATCAACCACTTCTTTAAATCTTCACCTAATACTTTTGTTGCTAAATTAATTTTAGCTCGTAAATTTTTTACAATAAATTCATCTATTGTTTTCTCTGATATTAAATCAACATATGTAACTTTTTCTTTCTGACCAATACGGTGTGCTCTATCTTCTGATTGCAAACGTGTCTCTAAATCGTAACTGTTGCTATAATACACAACAGTGTGACTAGAAGTAAGAGTGAGCCCATAACCACCAGTTTTGGGGTTTCCCACAAAAAAGCGGAGATTATCTTTAATATCCATGAAGCGATCAACGATAAGCTGTCGTTCAGTATCTTTTGTGTCACCGTAGAAACTTTGAACACTATCTTTTCCATATCTTTCTGCAAGCGTTTCTTCAATTTTTTTAATATCGTGACGATAAATCGCCCAAATAATAACTTTTCCATCTGTTTCCTCCAATATATTAAGAAGTTCATCTATTCTATTATTTTTTATTTGTGTTACCTCCCCATCATCTGTAGCCATGTGGCCACAAGTAATTTGATGAAGTCTAACCATTTGTGCAAGGCCACTGGCCGCAGTTATCATTTTACCTTCTAACTCCGCAAGTGCATGCTTTTTCATTTCCTCGTATAGTTTTGTTTGCTCTGGTGTCATCGCCACAAAACGTTTCATATAAACTTTATCTGGTAAATCCAAACAATCCTTCTTTAACACGCGGTATGAGAAGTTATTTAGTTTGCTATTAAGTTCGTCTAATCTTACATAACCTGTCACTAATTTGAAACTATGACTACCTACATTACGATCAACCATTGAAGCATAACGGTTTCTAAAGGTATAATAAGAAGAAAAATCTAAGTAATGAGGATCGAGGAAATAACATTGAGTATACAAATCTAATGGACTTTTCGTCACTGGTGACCCTGTTAATATTCGTCTATATTTTGCGTAGTTACGTAACTTCAATACGTTTTTGGTTCGTCTTGCTGTGGGTGATTTTATGGTTGTGGATTCATCGATCGCCATTAATGTCTGATGCGCTAACAAAAATCGTTGAGCTATGTCTAGACCTTTTTTGGTACTAAACGCTTCTATATTCATTAAAAATATTGTTAACTGATCACCGTGTTTAAATAATTTTACATTTTCTTTTTGTTGTTTTTTTGTCGTAGAAGGAGACCACGTAACTATATTATGCACAATATGTTCTGGCATGTGTGTTGGTATTTCTTGACGCTCCCAATTTCTATACACACCTTTTGGTGCAATGATTAACGCCGCATTTATTTTACCTTTATCATAAAGCATGGCAATATTATCCACCAAAACTTTAGATTTACCTGTGCCCATCTCCATGAATAGAGCAAAGTTTTCCTTGTTATGACTTGCACCTAGTGCATGTAATTGATGTTCGTATGGCTCCGTTTTAAATCTGTAATCCATATTTACCTTTCTTTAATTCTTTTTTGTAAATAACACTTGCCAAAGATATCGTCAATGGTTATAGGGTAAAAAAAAGGAGAAAGAGATTAATGAAAAACCACAGAAGTTTTGAGTTATATAGACCAAATCAGCTAGTAGATTTTTTAAATTTTTTAAAGGACAATCCAGAAGAAACTTTTGTGTACGTTCTAGTAAAGCCTCAAACAGAGGCTAAAGTTACTTACAACCGATTTACTGGAGAGCAACAAACAAAACAACCTTTGAATATTTTGCCGGCGTCAGATTATGGACATTTTGTTTTTTGTTTAGAACAAAGTAGTCAAATAATTTATAGCCCCCAACCATTTATTCACAAGATGAAAAAAAATTTAAAAGACATTAGACAAAAAGATTACATACTATGTATGGGTGACCCTAGCATCATTGCAATATCCTCTGCGATAGCAAGCGATGTTGCACAAGGTCAAATTAATATGCTAAAGTGGGATAGACAAGAAAAGCGATACTACCCGCTATCATTTAAATTATACGAGAAAGGAGAAATAGATGAATAGCTTATTAGAAGATATGGAAGCAGATGTTACTACACCTACTATAGGTGATAACTCGCTGAAAGAAATGTCTGATCTATGTGCCGAACAAGCGGCAATAGAAGAAGAGATAAGACAATTAGAAGAGCAACTTAAAGCGAAAGCAAAAGCGGTTCGTAAATTGTCACAAGAAATAATTCCTGCAAAAATGCAAGAATTAGGATTAGAAAGTTTGACACTAAAAGATGGTTCTGCTGTTAAAGTAAAACAATTAGTGCAAGCATCTATTCCAGTAAAGCATCGCGAAACTGCATTTCAGTGGTTACGTGATCGTGGACACGGTGATTTGATTAAGAATCAAATATCTGCCGAGTTCGGTAAGGGTGAGGATCAATCGGCTGGAAAGTTTATTGATAACATAAAGTCGTTAGGTTACGAACCTAAACAAAAAATATGGGTAGAGCCAATGACACTCAAAGCATTTGTTAGAGAACAAATTGCAGAAGGTGTGGATATACCTATGGAAACCTTCGGGATCTTTGTTGGTGCCGAAACAAAAATTAGTAAAAAGTAAAAGGAGAAAATATGGCAAATACAAATGTTGCAAAAAAAGCGGAAGCTAAACTACCCGCTTTAAGTCTTGACATGATGGAGTCTGATGCGCACAGCGGATTAGAAAACATACAACAAGATGACCTAGCTACACCAAGGTTAAAAATCTTGATGCAGTTATCACCAGAATTAGAGGAACTGGAAAACGCAAAAGCTGGAATGATTTATAATACAGTTACAAACGAACTGTATGACGGATCAAAAGGTATACGCGTTTTACCATGTGCGTATCAACGTCAATACGTTGAGTGGGCTGACAGAGGACAAGGATCGGGTGCACCGATAAATGTCTACGATGCTTCTAGTGACATCTTAACCAAAACTACAAGGGATGAAAACAATAAGGACCGTTTAGAAAACGGTAATTATGTTGAGACTTGTGGTAACCACTATGTGTTACTTGTAGGAGAAAATGGAGATTCAACTCCGGCTTTGATTACAATGAAAGCAACACAGCTAAAGAAGAGTAGAAAATGGAACTCAATGCTACTTAATCTAAAGATTAATGGTAAGAATGGTTTGTTTACTCCTCCTTCTTATAGTCACTTCTATCGTTTAAAAACTTCAAAAGAAGGTAACGATAAAGGTAGTTGGTACGGTTGGGAAATTGGTAGAGAAGAACAACTTGGCGACGCTAATCTTTACAGCATAGCAAAAACATTTGCAGAAAGTGTTGGTAAAGGTGAAGTTAAAGTTAAGTACGAAGAAGAATCTACTAATGATCAAAAAGTGCCATTTTAATAACACGGGGCGGGCAACCGCCCCTCATTAATGGAAATGGATGGAAGATCGCGTAAAAAAATTTAGAAGTATATTCTATGGTTTAGATCGTGCTTACGGACAATATAAAAGTGATGGACAATCAGTAAACGGAAAAGCTGGCGGTCAAGCTTATATATTAAAGAAGCCTGTAACAGATCAACTATGGATAGATCACATAGAGGGTAAAGACCCTAGTCTTGGTATTATACCAATACGTGATGACTCTACATGCATATGGGGTTGTATAGATATAGATACATACCCACTAGATCACAAAAAAATAATTAGAAAAATTAGAGAATTAAAACTACCACTTGTTATGTGTAGATCAAAAAGTGGTGGCGCACATGTATTTTTATTTGTAAAAGAACCTATACAAGCAAAAGTAATTCGTGATAGATTAATCGAATGGGCAGGAGAACTTGGTTATGCGAACTGTGAAATATTCCCAAAACAAATTGAAATCAAAGCAGACAGAGGGGACACTGGAAATTTTCTTAATCTTCCCTACCATGGCGGTGATGATAGCTTACGTTATTCTTTTAATGATGACGGGACTAGTCTTGACCTTGCTAATTTCTTCAATCTTTATGATCAATACTGTATATCAGAAGAAGATTTAAAAGATTTTAAAGTAGAAAGAAAAGTACAAATAAGTGAATTAGATGACGGACCACCGTGCATTGCAACCTTAATGGCTCAAGGCGTTCCTCAAGGCGGAAGAGATAATACATTGTATCAATACGCAGTGTATGCAAAAAAGAAATGGCCAGAAGAATGGCAAGATAAAATAGAAGATTTTAATCATAAGTACATGGACCCACCATTACGATCACAGCAAGTACAAAAAACAATAAGACAACATGAACGAAAAGATTATCAATACAAATGTAAAGATCAACCGATGTGTGCAGTATGCTCACCGTTACAATGTCGTGCTAGACAGTACGGTATAGGTCAATCTTTTGAACATCAAGTAAGTGATCTAACGAAGTATGAAAGTGATGAATCAACGTGGTTCTTAAACATTGATGGTAGACGATTAAAACTATCAACGGAACAATTATACGACCAACACAAGTTTAGAAAAGCATGTATGAATGAGATTAATGTTATGCCTAACATGATGCGACCTAACGATTGGGATGGTAGATTACAGGTATTACTTGCTAGTGTTGAAGTTATACAGATGCCACATGAGATTACAAAGACAGGTAGGTTTGAGAGTTTACTAGAAAGATTTTTAGAGGACCAAGGTGAAGCAGAACACATTGATGAAATAGAAATAGGTAAAGCGTTGTTTGAAGAACGTAAGTATGTAGAAAAGATCAAGGACAACGGAACAGAAAAAGAAGTAGAAGTAAATAGAATGACAGCGTATTTTAAATCAGATTGGTTACAAAGATTTTTAAAGAAGAATGATTTTAAAGAATTTAATTCTACAGAAATGTTAGCACATATTAGAAGTAAATTAAATGGTGGTGACGGACGTCGTAAGATAAAAGGTAAGACGGCTTATCTTTGGTATTTACCTTGGCAAAGAAAAAGTCAAGATGAGTTAAAAACACCAAACATGGGAGAGGAGACACCGTTTTGAGAAACATTATATTTGGACCACCCGGAACAGGTAAGACAACACACTTACTACGCATTGTAGAAAAAGAGTTGAAAGAAAATAAGGTACCGCCGAACAAGATTGCCTACCTTGCATTTACAAATCAAGCGGCAGATGAAGCACTGTCTCGTGCTGTCTCACAATTAAATTATAGTATTAAAGATTTTATGAACTTTAGAACACTACATAGTCTTGCGTACAGAGAGTTACACTTGCGTGAAGAAAACATCATGAGTGATGAAGATTATAGAAACTTATCAAACAAGTTACAAATTAAATTAAGTAATCCTAATAATAATATTAAGAAATACGGCGCCGGGTTTCCAGACGATGTGTTTATGCAAGTGATAGACGGTGCAAAGATAAGAGGACTTACAGCAGAAAATTATTTTAACGATCCTAATATAGGACATCTAGAAGGTGGATTGACTAAACTAAACTACATTGATGAAGCATTAATTAAATACAAGCAAGCAAGAAATAAGTATGACATGACGGATATGATTGTAGACTTTAATAAAAAACATTATGATCTTATGCCTAAGTTTGACGTCGTAATAGTTGATGAAGCACAGGATTTAAGTTGGTTGCAATGGAAGATGATAGAAAGAGTTATTAGTAATGCAAAGCGTGTTTACATAGCGGGTGATGATGACCAAGCAATATATTTATGGGCAGGTGCCAGACCAGAGTTTCTTATAAACATGGAGGGCACGCGTACAATATTAAATAAGTCTTATCGTTTACCACAGCTAATTCATGCAAAGGCAAACAAATTAATTAGTAGAATACAGGATAGAGTTGATAAAGAATGGACATCAAGAGATGATACAGGTGAGATAAACATTTATCCTGCTGAACGATTAAGTAATTTAAAGCAAGGTGATTGGCTTGTATTAGCAAGAGATAGGTATAGACTTAGTAAGTTAGAAGAAGATTTACGAGTGTATGGTTACTATTTTGAGCGTGACGATGAAACATCTATTAGTGATAGAATACGTAGAGCAATAATAACGTGGGAAGATTTACGCCGTGGTAGAAGCGTTGATTTAAAATCTGTTCGTAGTTGTTATGTATACATACAAACAGGTGAAGGTGTTACAAAAGAATTTAAAGGTATGCGTAATGTTGATCCAGATAAATTATATACGTTTGATATGCTACAAAAAGATTATGGATTAAAAGTATCGAAAGATAAGCCATGGTTCGAAGCATTAAAAAATATACCAATAACAAAATCAATTTACATACGAGCTGTGTTACGTCGCGGTGAAAATATTAGAAAGCAACCGCGAATAAAATTATCGACCATACATGGATCTAAGGGTGGTGAAGCAGACAATGTTATGTTATTAACAGATTTGACTCGCAAAGCTGATGCAGAGTATTGGCGGCAACGAGATCAAGAAAGACGTGTCTTCTATGTGGGAATGACGCGTGCAAGAAATACGTTAAACATTGTTCGATCGCAATCGGACAGAGAATTTTCGGAGGTGTTTTAATGCCGTTTGACATACACACTGCACTCAAGCAGTTAAACGTTACGTTGAAGCAAGTAAAGAAAACTAGGGCACAGCTTCCTAAATTAAACCGTGAAAAGGTTGATCACGAATTAAAAATACTTTTACTTGACCTACAGCTATTACAACAAGATTTACAATACATGAGAGACCATGGCAAAAAAGAAATACAGAACGACTAGAGAATATTTAGATATTGCCACTAAGATCGTAACAGGTCAAAGACAATACGACTACGGTGACAAGTATCAGAATCATAAAAATATATCAGAGCTTTGGAGTTCTTATCTTGGTAAAAAGATATCAGCACATGACGTAGCTATTTGCATGTTACTTGTAAAGGTTGCTAGAATTAAAAACAGAAAGACAGAAGATTGTTATATAGATATGGCTGGGTACGCCGCCATAGCTGGAGAGATACACGAGCAAGAAGATGACACAGATTCCCCTTTTTCAACCACCGAGTGAGTGGACACCACCGGAACAATTTCCGGACTTATCCGACGCTAAAGAAATAGCTGTCGATCTAGAAACATACGATCCTAATATAAAAGATACTGGCCCCGGTTGGGCAGTAGGCAAAGGTTATATAGCCGGCGTTGCTATTGCTGTAGAGGGATGGAAAGGTTACTTTCCTATACGTCATGAGGGTGGTGGCAACTTTGATGAACGTATACTCAAGAAGCAAGTACAACGGATCATGGACCTACCGTGTGATAAGATATTTCATAACGCGGCTTACGATGTAGGTTGGCTACGTTGGTGGGGTGTAGAAGTTAAGGGCAAGATTATTGATACCTTGATCGCGGCGCCGTTAATAGATGAGAATAGATTTAGATACT